GGCGCAATCACAGTTTTACGTCACAGACAAGTACAAGGGTAAGCGATTGGTACATTGGGGTAAACCGTGCATTTATTTGTACAACCACAACCCCCTCTGTGACGAAGGGGCGGATCATGATTGGCTACTAGGAAATTGCGACATAGTGGGGCTGGAACTCGGTGACTCACTTCTCGTGCCAGAAGAAGGTAGCCTCGGGGGTGAAAGTCAGGGTTGATTGGTCGTCGTTATTGCCGTGCTTTCGGAACATATCAATGACATAATAGTTCCCCATTCCAACGCGACCGGTGACTGAAACAGACGAGTCGGACATAGTCTCGCCACGCTGCTCCTCCTGATAGGCTATGTTTGACTCCATGGGGTGCCAAAGCTTGAAGTTTCGGATCGTTCCGGTGTTATTGGTGGACCGAATTGTCCGTGTTCGGTCGTACTTGATGGAGAAGTTCTTGTGAGAGACGGGGGCGGTAAAGACGGACAGCCAATCAACGTTCCGTGCTCCCTCAAATAGTTCATCCTGAAGGTAGATGCCTGAAGACAAGGCAGACAACATTCGCACCATTCCTGAAGAGGTTCGTCGGAAAAACGTGGAGGTATCCGGCTCTCGCTCGCCGAAGTCGTCCTTTGAGGTAAAACAAATGCGTCGCCATTCCCAGGGGGCGGAATTATTAGTCTCAATTGTAATTCTTTCCCGTAATCCCTTGGCGTAAATTTGCTCGGATGTTCGGAGTGATGTGTCCATCTTACTTCCTCGCTGGCCAGTGGACGTCTCGCCAGGGCGTGCCGTGGCGTTCCACACATAAAAGAATTCGGAACCGGGATTGGTCTGTCCGACGGGAAAGCGAATGACTGCTCCCGTTGCAGAGTACACGGTGGAGAAGGGATCAGCGGCTGTCGTGTTGGTGTATGACACCATGTTGTCGCGCTTCTTCTGACTGGTTCGGTTGAGCAGTTTCCGGGTGGACATACGTGGCACTCTGCGATAGGTTCGCCTGCGAGTGTAGCTTGTCCGCTTGCGTCCATAGCGGGACTTGGCAGTGCGGGGTCTTGATGCAAACTTGCGTCGGGATGACCTTCGGTAAACCATTGCATTCCGGGTGAGGCATTTTTTTAATCGCGCAAAAGGGCGGGGGGCGGCCTCTTTATAGATAAATAGCTGACACTGACACCACCTGAAAGGTAGAATAATATTAACTACCTTTCAGTGTCTGTCACATGACTTTTCGATTCGCAGCCAAGTATGGACTCCTCACCTACGCCCAAATTGGAGACAGAGACGTGGATGACTTCGGGTGGAAAATTAGCGACATGCTTGGACGCCTTGGAGCTGAGTGCATCGTCGGCCGAGAGTTACACGCTGATGGAGGAGTGCATATTCATGCTTTCTTCATGTTCGAACGGAAGTTCCAATCACGAAATGTCCGTATTTTTGATATGGATGGATGTCACCCAAACATTGTCAGCGGGTACTCGACTCCTGAGGATGGAGCGCGATACGCTATCAAGGAAGGCGACGTTATTGCTGGAGGACTCGATGTGGACAGCCTTGGAAGGTCAGTGGTTGGACCTAAAACTGTCTGGTCTGAGATCATCTTGGCGGAAACTCGAGAAGAGTTTTTTGAAGTTTGTGCGCGTCTGGCACCAAGGGCACTTCTCTGCTCATTCACTTCACTCCGATGCTACGCCGATTGGAAGTACCGAGAGGACCCAGCGCCTTATGAGCATCCACAGGAACTACAGCTTGACACGTCAAGATTTCCTGAGCTCGATCAGTGGGTGCAACAGTCTCTTAGAGGAACTGGTAGAGGTAAGTGCCCGCCTTCGGCGGATTTCTGATTCTTGACTCGGGGTCTTTGCTCTGGACATGCTCGGTTCCGCCAGGTCCGATCCGCCTCCGGCGCTCGGACCGCTACGTGAGTAAACGCATGCTGACTAAGCACAGGCAGAAGACGAAGCCTTATCCTATACGGTCCAACCAAACTAGGCAAGACCGTATGGGCACGTTCGTTAGGCAAGCATGCTTACTTCGGAGGATTATTCTCTATGGATGAGTCAATCGATGACGTCGAGTATGCTGTCTTCGACGATATGCAAGGTGGACTGAAGTTTTTCCACAGTTACAAATTCTGGTTGGGGGCGCAATCACAGTTTTACGTCACAGACAAGTACAAGGGTAAGCGATTGGTACATTGGGGTAAACCGTGCATTTATTTGTACAACCACAACCCCCTCTGTGACGAAGGGGCGGATCATGAT